AGACATATGACCTCACTATTATATTCTAATTCTTACACATATTAGTATAAGAACGATAACTATTTAAGTCAATTAAATAATTTACTCGCCGGGGCCGGGGCGACGTGTTGGTGGCGAAACGGAATAATCCATATGTGTTTCTCCGCCAGATCCTCCGCCTTCGATCGATTGAACTGCATTTGAAGTTGCTTGCTGCAGTTTCTCTGCATCCCCAATTGCATCCAAGGCAAACTGCTTTCTGTTCTGCCCTTCTTCAGTTGTAGCTAAGAAATAGTTATTTACATTTCCAGTGAAAGTCTGAAGTGTTGCGTAGACAGGACCAATAGTTTCTTTTAGGAGATCGGCATAAGCAGCCCAAGTTTGTTTCATATATTGTTCGCCAATCATTAGAGTTCCAACGGAGCGAAAACCACGAATCGATTCAGCCTGATGTCTAGTAAATTCAAACTGTTGGTTTTGTTTATATCCCGGTGTCTGTCTTAGGGAATCAATAATAGCCTCTTTATTGCCTGACTCGATGTTTCTCTTTAAAATATCAACAACAGCCATTGAACCAAACAATTTTGAGGCTTTGGTGCCTTCAAATCTTTGATCTGAGTGGTTAATTGTAAAGGGAGCATATTCTTGTAGCTCTTCGTCTGACATCTGCACTACTTTATTTAATATTTTATTAAGAGAATCACCCGTGACCTTCACTTCATTCAACGGCAAAGATCTTCCAGACGGCGAAAATCCGAAATCAGTGGCGCGCTCGCCAGGAACAAAGCCAACCTTGCCAAATCTAATAAACTTGACTGGCTTGCCCTCAGAATCTAATTTTTTAAGGAGATCTTTCATTGCTGCAGCCGTCTCGACTTTAACCCCCTTGGCAGTAACAGTTTTCAACAAAGGGGTAACAAAAACATCCAAGAAGTTTTCTAAAGTAATTATAAACTCGCCAAACTCAAGGCCTTGGTCTTTGCCGACCCGGCGTGCATCCAAGTAAATGACATGATCCAACTGAGCAAAGTGTTCTACCATGTTGGCAAAAGACCCCTTAACGCCCGTTGACTGGCCTAAAAGTTTAAGTGAATAATGCTTATCGTTTAATACCACATCTGTAATTGGCTTCCCTGAAGCGTCCATTCCCTCAATCTCTTCGGGGCTGGTAATTTGCACAGATTCGCCACCAAACAATCCAGCAAGAAAGCCCTCAAAAATAAAACCACCAGCTGATTCTGTGAACTCTCTGATGATTGAAGAAAGTATTTCACAAACAACCATGCTAGAGAGAATTTCTGATATGGTTGCAGATTCTTTCTTTTCAGAGATGATGGTATTAATACTAGCTATCTTTTCTTCCAAAGAGTTTCCGCCAATACGGCTAGAAAAACTCTCGATGATGGCGCGGTCTTTGGAATTCATCTTACCCCAATCTTCAGTGATCTTGATTGTTGGCAATGATATATTGATATTTGAGTAATCAATCGTAGCAGTTTCGTCTTCGGTTAAAACATTGATGGCTGACATTTGTTGTTCAACCATTTCCATCAGCGATTCAAGGTTTAACTTTGAGGTAGTTTTACTATTTAATACTTTCTTTTCTGAATTCATAATAATAATTAGCTCCTTTCTTTCTTAATAGATTCAATAATTTCATCAACTTTTAAACCAGCAGTATCAATTTTACCTCTAGTCAAATTGTAATGATTGATTACACCCTTAAATTTACCCTTCACGGCATCGCGATATACACCAGTACATAAACTTCCATCGTCATTTTTCGGATATTCTAGGGGAATTCCTAGCTCCTTGTTCAGAAAGTCAATTAACACTTTATATGCCTCTAACTGCGCAGGATAATAGCCCAAATGCGGCTTAAGGCGGCGACCATGGACTCTGCTATCCATGAGAACCGGACGGGCTTCTAGGCCCATTCTCTTATAGCGTGGGCGATACTTTAAATAATAAGCATTAGATAAGTCAATACCAATTGAATTGTTGTTTGACCCTCTGGCATGCCAAGCAATATTATTGGCATCAACTAGTTGAACAATCGTTCCATCGTTGTCGATTACAAAATGTGTGGAAATGCCCCTCTTCTCTAATACTCTCTTGCAAGAATCAGCAGAAGTACAAACATCCCAATGAGTTACGATAACATGAGGCTTTCTTTGTTTTCTAGAAGTCTTATAACATTTTGAGGGAAGCAAGTCTCTTCTTACTTTCGGCCAAGCGATCGGTATTAATTTACCGTTTACCATCAGACTACTCATACCTTCAATCGAGTCTTGGTGCATTTCATGATGCAGCTGTAAGCGTCTAAAAGTGTTGGTTCCAACCATCCCGTCAACCTTAAGGTCGTGGGCTTTTTGGAAATCCTTAACTTCCCTTTCTAGTTCTGAGTTATATTTCTCAACATTAAACCATGTTGGATCCCATCCAAACTTCTTGGCCGATCTCTTGTTATAATTGTTTATCCACCATCCCATCATTTTCTCCTAGACGATAATATCTGCAATGCCCAATTCTACAGCTTCTTTCGCGTCAATATAAACATTGGTCTTTCTCTGAATTAATTTGCGAAGATGGCTCTCTGTCATATTTGTTTCGCTAGCTAACGCCTTAACATATAACTTTTGAGTGATCTTTGCTTCTTCAAACTCATTCTCAACGTCGTGTAAGTGGCCGTGCTGACCAGAAATGACACCATGAATCATTACTCTGCAATTCTTGCCAATTCTTCTTTCGCCTTTTGTACCGGCGGCGAGCAGCAGGACGCCGGCGGACATCACCTTCCCCATTCCGACAGTCTGAATTGGACAATATTCTCTAATTTCCCTCATGGTGTCATAGACAGCGAACATATCCATAGCCGAGCCACCATAGGTTGAAATGCAAAACTCAATTGGTTCTCCATATGGAGGCTTCTCTTCTGAGTCTTCTGGTGGGGGGTCGCTGCACAGCATCAAATACTTAAGGCCGTATATTGCTTCAGAACATCTTTCTTCGTTAATGTCGCCATATATACCAACCGTCCTAATCTTTGGCGCTTCGGAGAGGGCCGAATCTAAATCTGCCAAGCTTATTGAAGCTTCAGGCTCTTCTTTCTTGTCCTTTTTACTAATATTCAGCATCTTCTATTCCTTTTTTATTTAAATATTTCATAGCGCCCCTCCAATCATCAAACACGATCATCGCTCGAAATCTCTTGGGGGTCATGTTAACTATATTAATCACTGCCAGTCTGCGCCAAAACTCCAGCGCTTTCTGGTCTCCATCGCGAGCATGGTTAGCTCCTTCGCGATCAGACTCTGCTCTGTTCTCATACGCGTGATTGCTAGCTAATTCGTAGTTGTCGCTTGCATGCTTGAGAAGAGCGATCGAGCTAAGTAACGCTTCTTGAAAAAGAGCCAAAGATGCGATAAGATTCAACACCTTTGATATAATTTTATAAGAAAATATACCCATTAAGTACCAGAAGAGGGCATTAAACATATCAAAATCTATCGACTCCATAATTTATCTCCAAAAAAAAACCTGCTAGTTTATTCTAGCAGGTTTTGTAGTTCTATTTAAACTATTTAACGATTACTCTTTCTTGCTGGCCTTAACCAATCTTTTTGTAACTCTACGCAGAGTCTCTTTGACAAGCCACTCTTCTCTATCATCAGCTAGTTGAATATTGGCCTCGTTTAAAGCCTCTTCAACGCCATCGTCTTCCTCTAGTGCGGTGTCAGCTTCCATGACAGGTCCTTCATCTTCTACCGGAAGGGCATCGTCCACAGGGGGTTCTTCGGCTGGGCCATCGTTCGCGACGGACATCTGACAACCAGTTGCCTGCTCAATCGCAGCAGCAATTGCGTCGACTAGCGAAACAACATCGTCCGTGCAGCCTTCGCCTTCGGGTTCGGCGTCGAGGGTTGCCTCTTCGTCACCCATCTCAGGCTCACCCATCTCAGGCTCACCCGTTCCAAGAGCGTCCATCCCAACTTCGGGATCTTCTTCTTCTTCGAAGTAGCCCTCTTTGATAGGCTGCAAGTTGGCTAACTTCATAAATCTGCGAGTTGTCTCTTCTTTAAGCAATCGCTTTTTCATAATTTTTCTCCTTTAAAAAACAGAAATACGGTTTAAATTAAATAGTATGCAAATAATACAAATGCACTTTTTACTAATTTAAATAGTATCCTTCTTGATCATTTTGCTTAGTTTTTTTAATGCTTTTTCTTCTATCTGTTTAATTCTTACAAAACTAACGCCTAGACGCTCTGAAACTTCTCTTAATGTCATGTTTCCATTCTTTCTTATGGCCTCGTGAATACAATTCAAATCTTCTTCATACTCAATCCACGATCTACACTCTTTCACCGAACAAGGAAAGTTTACTTGCCGACACACTTTTAAGCACTTCATAGTTCCGGGTGCTCCTCTGCAATCAGATCAAATACATTTTCAATATCGTTTTTATCCAAAGCAAATATCTTTTTGGTCTCCGCTCCCTTCTTTATGAGTCTTTCGGAAGCCTGTCTTTTGTTTATTCCCTGTATATTGTTATCACCCCTATAGCGGCTTAAGTAGGAAACTATATCTGGATCGTTTTCCAAATATCCAGTTATCATAGCGCGAAAGAAGTGAGACTGATTCAGGCCGTCGTGTCGCAAACGTATTCTCAAATCAGCCTGTCTCTTTTCTGTATCGTAAAACATGAATTTTTTTCGTGTTTTAGGATCTGGTATCGTCGGATCTTTCAACTATACCTCCGGAGAATATGAGTGTTGCTTTCTAGTTGGCTTGAATTTGTCTGTCGTAAGAAATCTGCTTTACATCGAAGTTCTGACAAGTTGTGTACACCTGAATAAGAAAGGCCGCTGCGAATGCCGCCACTAATATTTTGAAGGATATGCTCAACACCTCCTTTATACGGAACGGTAGTCGATATCCCCTCCGGAGTTGATGACTTTCCTCTCCAATCGATTTGCGCGGCAGAGGAGGCCATACCTCTGTATACTTTATACTTTTTCCCTGAGTTACTGGAAAAGGTTTCACCGGGAGTCTCCTTAGTTCCCGCCAGCATCGACCCTATCATGACAAAGTCTGCGCCGGCAGCATAGGCTTTAACCATATCTCCTGTGGTTTTTATACCGCCATCTGCTATTATCTTCGAACTATAAGTAGTCTGTGATATCTCCAAAAGACTCTGAAAGGTTGGAATTCCATGTCCCGTAACCAAACGTGTTGAGCATATAGAGCCGCCTCCAATTCCGACTCGAATTGAGTCCGCTCCCCAGGAGGCCAGAGCGTCAAAACCCTTAAGTGTCGCGACGTTTCCGGCCATCA